TTGTTAAAGGCTAGATAATGCCATTACCATCGTCAGGTACAATAGCAATCTCACAAATCTCTACAGAGCTAGGTAGAGCTTCTACAGCTAATACTAGCTTAGGAGAGACTGCATCAAGAAATTTAGCAGGTGTAGCCAGTGGTACTATATCAATGAGTAACTTCTATGGTAAAGCAAATGCTTTCACATTCAGCATTGCATCAAACCAAGATAGGGCAAATTTACGATCACTGGCTGTTGCAGCTGGTTGGAATCAATCGTCTGCTGTGATTGCTACACTTAATGCGGGTGTTTATATTTACTCAACAGTAGTAGGTACGGCTGCGTTAACTATTGATGGTTCTTGGCCAGGTGGTGTGACCCTAGTTAACAACGGTTTCATCATGGGTATGGGCGGTCAGGGTGGCGGGTTCTGGAGCAATAACCCTAGCGGGACTGTTACATACACGGACAACTATTTGCAATCCGCTGGTAGTAACGCTATTAATCTTGGGGTTTCTTGCACAATAACGAATAACTCATATATTGGCGGTGGTGGCGGCGGTGGTGGTTCAATTAGAACAGGCTTTACCGTCACTGGTTTTGGTGCTGGTGGCGGTGCTGGCGGTGGAGTTGGAGGAACTAGTAGAACAACAGCCTCTGGAAGTGACGCAATAACTGCTGGCGGTGCTGGCGGTGCTGTAGGAAGTAGCGGAAGCAATGGAACAAATAATGGCTACAATAGTTCTGGTGGTGGCGGCGGTAGAATTATGCCAGGTTCAAATACGGTTCGTTCAGTAACTGCATCAGTAACACCTTTTGCCGTAGCTACATCTACAGGGGGCGGCGCAGATAATACAGTCAATGCAACAACGCAATCACCTGGAACTGGAACCGTAGCTGGCACACTTAATGGTACTGGTGGTCTAGGAGGTTCAGGCGGCGGTACTGGGGCGGTTATTTCACAAACAGGTTCATATTCTAACTTTTGTCAAGCATCTGGCGGTGGCGGTGGATACGGAGCTTCTGGTGCAATCGGCTCAAGCAATGGAACCGCTTCTACGCTTACAGGAGCAGCTGGCGGCAAATGTGTTAACTTAAATGGATTTACTGCAACATTCACGGTAAATGGAACTAGATACGGAGCAATTTCTTAATGGAAACCAAATACGCATTATTAAACCCAGCTAACGGGGAATATGAGATGTTTGCAACCGAAGACGAGGTTAAAGCAAAACTTGCTGAACGGGCTTTATCTTTTTATATTTCCCATGCTCACGGTATTGCATACTCAAAAATAAGTATTGATGAAAATGGTTGGGAAAATTGGGAATCAAAAAATGCTGTTGATACTATGGATAGGGTCGCAGTGGAAGCTTTTATTGCCAGTAAAATATGATAATCCCAGATACATGGACCTCAACTGAAGATTTTGCAAATTGGTATGTGGCTAATAACACACCCTTTATGCCCCCTGCTGGAACAGAGGTTTTTATGTCTGATGATGCAACAGCATTTTGTATGTTTAGAAAAGGCCAGTTTCAAGTAGAACTTTATTTAGTTCACCCGCAACCGTTTGTGCCAGAACATGAACACCCAATGGTTGAAGTAGTTGAAGTTGCTGTAACAGATACCACTGTAAATCTTGTACCTGTTTTAAAAAATGGGCAGTCTCATGGTACAGGTATTAGAGAAAAAGCAAATGTAGCTGGGTATCCTTTAATATCGATACAACGCTGGCATCCTAAATTAGTGCCTACAACCATAGCTGCACAATGGAAGGGTAAAACTGCTGGGGTAATGCATGAATCTTTAATTCGTAGATTTCATCCAGACGCTTATATTACTGATGGCTATGCTGATGTTACAAGGAAAATGTGATGGCACGAATATTAGAAGTTGAAGTAATGAATGACCCAGCATCTGTAGATGCTTACACAGCGGTTACGTCTACTGGCGGTTTGGGCATTAAAATTTCAACTAAATTAGCTGGTAGTGTTGAGAGTTTACAGATAGCCGATATTGGCTGTGGTAATTGTGGGTACTATAGTTATTTAAATACTTTGTATCCTAATTCTTTTTTTACAGCATACGATGCATCTAGTTTAATGCTTGAAAAAGCAGCTAAAACTACTGGCTTACATAGAATAAAATTAGTAAATAGTTATATACCAGATAGTACATTACCTAATAATAATTTTGATTTAGTTATTAGTTCTTTGCTTTTACATCAACTTCCAGATCATTCTGCTCTATGGCAAACAATTAAACAGATAGGTAAGACAGGTGCTAAGTTTGTTGTTTTTGATTTATTACGTGTAGAAGATAGTAACGAAGCGTGGGCTGTTGTAAATGAAACCACAGAACAAGCTCCTGATGTATTTAAAAAAGATTTCTTTAATTCTTTAAGAGCAGCTTTTACATTAGAAGAAATACAGCAGCAATTATTAGAGGCTGGTTTAGTAGCAACAATAGAAACGCAAGAAATTTACCCAAATTGTAGCGTTATTTATATCACAGGAACATTATGACAACAGAGAACGGTGTAGACCTCTACAAATACGGTAAGCTTACTGCTCAGGTAGAAGCTATGGAAAAGAAGATAGACAAGCTAGAGTCCGGCATGGAAGAACTGCTAGAGTTAGCTAATAAGTCTAAAGGTGGATTCTGGATGGGTATGGTCATTGCTTCTGGAGTTGGTGGTATCATAACTTACATAACAAGTCATTGGACAGTTAAATGAGAGAACTAACAGTTGGTAAGAACTTAACAGCAGGTGTAAGTAACACTGTGTATACAGTACCTAAAGGCTGTAAAGCTATCGCTACATTATTGTTCATTGCTAACGGTGGTGGTTCTACAGCATCGGTATCATCAGGATGGCATGATATTAGTCAACCAGCTACTATTGTTATTTCAGGTTCTAAATCTGTGGGTGCAGGAGAGGTGTTGCAGTTCAATCAAGGACGTATGGTAATGGATGAGTATGATTACGTAACAGTTACTCCAGCAGCAGGTTCAACATTCTCAGTTATACTGACTATGGAAATTCATCAAAACACATCTTATCAGAATGGATCATAATTATGCCACTAGCTAAAGGTAAGTCAGACAAGACAGTTAGTAAAAACATTAGAATGATGGTTAAAGAAGGTCGTCCTCAGAAGCAAGCAGTAGCTATTGCACTGCAAAAAGCTGGTAAGGCTAAGAAAAAGAAATGAAGAAAGATTCTAGACTAGAACGTGCCGGTGTAGCTGGGTATAATAAGCCTAAGAAAACACCAAGCCATCCCACTAAATCCCACGTAGTTGTAGCTAAAGACGGTGATGAAGTTAAGACCATTAGATTCGGTCAACAGGGTGTTAAAGGTAGTCCTGACGGATCAGCTAGAAATAAAGCATTCAAAGATAGACATGCTAAGAACATAGCTAAGGGTAAAATGAGTGCTGCGTACTGGGCTGATAAAGTAAAATGGTAAAATAAAGCTTGACTTTTTAAATAAAGTATGTTATAATATACACAGAAAAACAGGAACACTATGAATTATATCGGTTTAGTTAACAACGTACTAAGAAGACTACGTGAAACTGAGGTTTCATCCGTAGCAGATAACGCTTATTCAAAGCTTATTGGTGAGTTTGTTAATGATGCTAAGAGACAAGTAGAAGACGCTTATGCTTGGAATGCATTATCAGATACTCTAACAGCTGTAACATCTAACGGTATCTTTAACTATGTATTAGTAGGCTCAGGTCAACGCTTCCGCATCGTAGATGTTATTAACGATACTGATGATTTTAATCTCAAATATCAAACAGTACAGGAGATGAACCGTTTATTCTTGATGAGTTCAAGCGAGTCAGGATCACCAAGATACTATAACTTTAACGGTACAAACGTTAACGGAGATACTCAGGTAGATATTTACCCTATCCCTGATAAGGTTTATAACGTACGATTCAACGTAATTAAACCACAGCCTAAGCTCGTAGCTGACGCTGATATTCTATTAGTACCTGAAGAACCTATTATCTTTAATGCTACAGCAAGAGCTATTGCAGAACGTGGTGAAGATGGTGGTATTCAGTCTAACGAAATGTATGCAATCTATAATCAATCTTTGGCTGATGCTATTGCAATTGAAAGCAGCAGATACGAAGAAGAAGGTCAGTGGTTCGCAAGCTAATGGCTGAACAACTACTAACAGGATCAATCGCTGCTCCGGGTTTCTTCGGTTTAAATACCCAAGACTCGTCAGTTCAGTTGTCGTCTGGTTTTGCACTAGAGGCTAATAACTGCGTAATCGATCGCTACGGTCGTATCGGTGCACGTAAAGGGTGGACTCCAGTGAATACCACTGCAGCGTCTACAGGTGACTTTAAAGCTATCTATGAGCTAGTTAAAGATGACGGTATTGAAGTTATTTCAGCAGCTAACAATAAGTTATACACAGGTACTACAACTTTAACTGAAAGAGTTATCCGTAACGGTACAGACACTGGTAATTTATCATACACTATAAGTAATGATAACTGGCAGATTAGTGGTATGCCTTATGATACAGGAGCTACTCCATCAGGTCATGCTATTTTAGTACAAGAAGGTCATCCTGCTTTACTATATCACAAGTTAGGTGCTACAGCACATGCTCATACAGGTGCTTATGGATTACAAAGACTTGGAGATATTGCTACTAATTTACCTGTCGGACATACTGTAACTAGCTTTACTCCTAACTGTGTTATGACATCTTACGGTAGAGTCTGGGTTGCTGATATCTCAGGTGATAGACAAACAGTTTACTTTAGTGATTTACTTAACCCAGCTGAATGGAAAACAGGTACTTCAGGGTACTTAAACATCAGTGAAGTTGTTCCTAATAACGATCCTATTGTAGCATTGGCTGCTCACAATGGATTCTTAATTATATTCTGTACTAAACATATTGTTATATATGCTAATCCAGTTGACCCATCACAGTTAACATTATCAGATACTATTGAAGGTGTTGGGTGTATTTCTAGAGATTCAGTTCAATCTATTGGTACTGACTTGTTGTTCTTATCTAGTACTGGTGTTCAGTCTTTACAACGTGTTATTCAAGAGAAGTCATTACCGTTCAGAGATGTATCAAAGAACGTACGTGATGAGTTACTAGCACTCGTAGCTTCTGAACAGTTGAGAGATATTAAAGCTGTGTACTATCCTACAGATGCTATGTATCTATTGTCATTACCTAGTTCAGGATTTACTTATTGCTTTGATACTAGAGGTACGTTAGAGAACGGTGCAGCAAGAACAACTATCTGGAAACAGATTGAACCTACTGCATTCTGCGTAACACAAGATAGACAGTTATATATTGGTAAGCCGGGATACATCGGTAAGTATGACTTGTATGAAGATAACGGACAGAAGTATCGTATGTCTTACTTCACTAACTACTTTGACTTTGATCAAGCTACTATCATTAAGATCCTAAAGAAGATCAACGTAGTTGCTATTGGTGGTTCTGGTCAACCTATTGTTATGAAGTGGGGTTATGACTATACACGTAACTACTTCTCTCGTGGTATTACTTTAGCACAAGTACTTGTATTTGAATACGGTATTGCTGAGTATGGACTAGCTACTTATAATAACGGTATTGCTTTAGACTCTGCAAACATCTCAGCTTCTGGTTCAGGTAACGTATTACAACTAGGATTTGAATCAGACATTGACGGAACACCTTTATCAATCCAAAAGATTGACTTTGCTATTAAGACAGGAAAGACACTACTATGAGTAATTATGTAAAAGCAACCAACTTTACAACTAAAGACACACTACCTACCGGTGACTCTAACAAGATTGTTAAAGGCACAGAGTTAGATAATGAGTTTAATTCTATTTCAGGAGCTGTTAGTTCTAAAGCTGACTTAGCATCTCCAACATTCACAGGTACTCCTGCAGCTCCTACAGCAGCGGGTGGTTCTAATACAACACAGATCGCTACTACAGCGTTTGTTACTGCAGCAGTTACTACAGCGACAGGTTCTTTAGGAACT